GCTTATCCCGCTTAACCCGCAAGAGCGGGGTGTGGCCCTAGAAAGGCCTCCAGTTAGGGAATTAAATAAATAAACCCTAACAAAACCCGTGGGTAGACGTTAAGAGAACGCTACCCAATCTACTTTATAGCCGCTTACTCCGTCCCGGGGAATGACCCCGGAGGAAGGGCAGCCGTAAAGTGCAGAGGCGAACTCGACATTCCTCTTCCAGTGATGCCAAGGGAGTGGCTCTGTGATGGGTCGGAAGACCCGCACATAGCTTATCCCCTCGTCTTCACCAGTCCATGGATTTCTCCAGGATTGAGGATATGTTGAATCGTGTATTACAAGGTCCCCTAATTCAAGAGGACCGCGTAACCGGCGGATATAACTTGGTAAAGCATCCAAACACCGCAACCAAGCAGTGAAAGGCACACTAACAGAAAAATCACAGTCAGGGTCTGAAGACCCCAAACGGCGAAGCCCATTAGCCAAGGTAATCCAGTCAGATGGCTGAGACGGAGGTTCATCTAGATTAAATCCTCTTACGAGGACTCCATCGAAGTAATCACCCCCACAGCTTTCGCGAAACTTCCCCGAAAGGAAGGTTTTATTACTGTTGGTTTCAAAGCCGCAGTAATAAAGCATCGCAACAACATCTGACGCTACCAAATCAGGGACGATGATATCATCCCCGTATACCGAAAAGTCTTGACCAAAGACGCCTGCTCCCATCGCGTAAGCGATGGAGGCAAAAATCAAGGTCTCGAGCTCGAAGGTATAGCCGTTGCCCATTGAACTAAACTTTTCGAGTCTAGTCCAACGACCTTCAAAGAAGGTCATAGGTGAGCGCAGATCATTTAGTAAACCGAACCAATCAGGAGGTAAAAGGAATTCTACCAGCTTCTTGGCTACCGTATCGCTAGCTGCCGACAGATCAATGGTGGCGTGCATCCCGTCCTGGGAAGCACGTTGAGCCCATTGACGATGGGTATCCTGAGCATAGAGGAGGTTCACACCCGCTCGTTTGCAACGGGCTTTCAAGACATCTCCAACAGCAAGCTGAAGGAAGATGTTACATGAAGGCTCGATACAGATACCCCGATCTTTGAGACTGTCTTTCGGAACCGTTGTGAAACGATTTCCTCGAACAATCTCAATATGATCCTGTCGCGATCGGTATGACACGCCATATCGGAACCAGGCAGAGCCTGAGATCATATGGACATACGGATTGAGATCCGAAGTCATACCAGGACGAGATGTTATTTTATCGGGAACCGTCGTGAGACGCCCCCTGTCACCGAACGTGGCACCAGGTCCGAACCGTCCTTTAAGGTCACTGGGAAGTGGCCCAAGAACTTCGCTTAACCAGCTTTTCGCGCGTTGGAGGAATTCCATAGCGCGTGCATCGAGGTTACTATCACAGTAATTCTCGAGCAGGTTAGAAAAACGGACATTTGTCTGAGCACAGAGCTTCTCTGAAGACACGAATGTCTCCAGTGCTTTCTGTTTACGAATCCGATCGTGACCTGCCACCGGAAGGTGGCATTTGCGAAAGAATTCAACGCAGGCGTTATCATTACGATAAGCGTCCGCGTGCTCATAGTGCGCTGGGTTCACCCTCAAGGAGAGGAGCTGTACCCACTCACCGTACCTCACTAAAATAGAACATTTTAGGGAGAGGCAAGTGTCGGCCTTCTCGCAGAGTGCGATGAAGACTCTAGTCAAAGACTGGTCTAGAGTTGCTGTTTTCATGAAGTTACGTCCGTAGAGTCCGAGCGCGCCTTAGGTAGGCGCGTAACCGGTCTGAAGGGTAGATTTCATGAGAGTGGCAGCCATGAAGTTCGTCCCAATCGCCACAGCGTTCGTCAGATCAGTCTGAGCGACGTTTTGAGGCAATTGGGCAACTAGGGACAGGGAGACCACCGCACGCACGGACTGGATGCCCGTGGTAGTATCGGTGAAAACCACTGGATAGTTGAAGAGGACCTCAGCACGACGAGCGGATTTGTTTCCGTTGTAAGTCGTGCGCACCATCGCATTCACGCGGTTGCCCGCGTAAACACTGACGGCTTCGTTCCGCCAACGAGCTGGCACAGTATCCCCCGAAGAGGGAGTGAGTGCAGAGAGAGTAAAGTCCAGGTTGCCCTGGTCCTTCACGACGATATCGGCCATTTGTGGCATGATGATCCTTGGGTTATGAGTAAAATACTCGTTTGATCGCAGAATGCGACATGGTACTGGCTGAGCCAGAAGCAGCGGAAGATCCGCTGGACGTCATTTAAGACGACGTGAAAGAGCCTGCATAACTAACGAAGCCTCTGTAGCTAAAAGCCACGAGTCAACATTAGGTAGACGGACCCGAGACAGCACACTAGGGGTCTCAAACAACGAATTCCTACGCCTCATTCCGAAGAATGGAGCTACGAAATTGTAGTTGGGATTACCCGGTCGGCTGCTATCGGCAAAAGAACTTATGCCTTTCACGGTTTGAGTCACTCGAGGGTCGACCAATTCCACGCCCGCGAAAGCTGTGAAGCTTCCGAGGAACTTTCCAACCGGTAGAAACCAGTCGAAAATAAAGGAACCAGGCACTGCATCCCAAACGACTTGAGCTGGGTTAATCACTCCCAGTTGGTTGGCCAAAAACAGGTTCGGATTAGTTACCCGAATAACTGCCGCTAGCTCAACGGTCCGACGACAGGATGTAGGATACACCCCGAAAGTCTCAAAATGAGACTCGTCAAACCCCCTCGTTTTTAAAGCGGACGAGGGAAACTGCGTTTGAAGCACATCAACACTGGTGAAGATGTCCTGTACTATGGGTTTCCACCCAAACTGGATTTCAAGCCAGAAGCCCGAAGGCTCGGACAGTAAGTGCCTCTTGGACAGACCTTTTGGGGTCCCGCCACTATCAGAGATAGCGCGAATGACACCCGAGAAGTCACGCTTCACTACTGATGTATAGATACGCCTGAGTTGCCTCATGCGCGTCAATAACATCGCATAGCTTTTGCCGGCTTCAATCGCATTTATAGCAAGCTGGACCCTAGGGCCCATCCGGCTATTGAAACGATCAAAGGCCATTGCATAAGCTCGAGAAGTCCTATCAGGGAAGGACTCCTCGTACAGATTAACAACTGTGCAGGAGTCACCCGCACTGCTGTCTTTCGTCCATGCGCGCTCATTGAGCGAGTAGGGAAGAACCGGACGGTAGCCCTTATTAGAGACTCCCGACCGGTACCAAACTTGGTACCGGGCTTTTCCGTTTTCCGTCACATTCTTAGAGAAAGGACCAGTTACCGCCATGATTAAACCAACACCCCCGGGTCGGGAGTGTGATCGGGCGGCAGAAGTACCTCACCCTGAGCCAACTTGTCATTAAGAAGTTCCCACGCAATCAAGATCAAAGTATTGAGCTTATCCACCGTGAGGCGGTCAAGATCAATATCACCGTACTCCTGGAAAGAAGTAAAGTGATCGACGAACTTACGTTCGTTAACAGTTGATGAAAATCGCATGGGTTCCTCCTAAGACAAAAAGAAGCTCAGGG